TCCATATCTCTAAAATCTCGACTTGGCTAGCACGGTCTGGGGATACTGAGCCTAAAGCCTCGTCTTTCTTGGCCTTGTCGCTCTCGGAATCTACACCACCTACACCAGTGCCGTCCTCTACATCATCTAAGTCTTTATAGCGTTTCTCTACCTTGCCGGTTTCTGGGTTATAGATTGTAGCCTCCTCAAGGCTCTTTTTAGAGGTAAAGAACCTACGACCTACATACTCAGCATCGCCTAAGTTATGGGCATTAGGGTCAATAATAGCATCTCTGATAGGCACAATCTCTTTATGCACGTATCCGCCATTATCGTCTGGTTGCCACTCGTAATATGCAAAGTAGTTGCCAGTAATAACACCTTGGCGACCGTTTATCTTGTTTTTCAAAGCCCAGCCATCGCGACGCGCAAAGTCTTGGTATACATCATTAAGAATATCTGTTTCGTCATCTTGGTCGGCACGGTTAGGGATATATTTTACAGTTGGGTTGGAATTAAACAGGCTAGCTACGATTGTATTAACAGTACTGTTTACCATCGGCACAAAAGCCTCGATAGTGCCAGGGTGGTTTTTCTTTACGCGAATATTGCGGTAAAGTTTCCAGTTATCCTCCCACACTTGGTGGTAGTTCTGTTGCGCATAAGTCCATGAGTCGTTAAACTTTTTCAAAAACTCAGCTAAAGTAGAATTGTCTTTTTTTGCGTCGTCTTTCGGAGCAGTCTTAGTTGCCATCGAGTATATCGACGCATCGCCATTACCGTTATTATAACACATACCCTAGTAAAGTTAAAAATACTCTTTTTCTTGCTTCCTAAAGGCCTTAGGCACATAAGTCTTAAACTTTACGCGCACTTGCTGCGCCTCGCTCGACTCAGTAGCGGCCATCATAGCGTATATAAAGGCACTTGAGGCGTGGCTCGACCAGTCATGCTCCGGCTTAGTCTTAAGTAGCTTGTTTTTCTCGTCATACTCATAGTGGTACGCTCGCAAGCACTCTAGCCCACGTTGGCACTTATCCCTATCTATCCATACGCGGCTAAAGGCTGGACGCGCTATAAGGTTAATATCGTCATCGCCTAGGTTAAAATTAGTCGGTCTTAGCACTTCGATATTGTGAAAGCCGTTATCCTCGAAAAACTCAACTCTAGTCTTGCCGGTCTGCAGTTCGCGCTGCTTGGCATCGTGCGGTAGGTATATAGTCGTATAATTGTAGCCCTTGTTATGTAGCATCGAGATATAGTGTCCTAGCTCCTCGCCAGAGTTCTCGTAATAATCTATCATGTGAATCTCGCGGCCTATCATCTGGTACCACCATATAGCGGTACTATCACTCATACCTAAGTCAAATACGGCATAAACCCCGGCGCTAGCGTCATACGGTACTCTGCCTATTCTGCCGTCCATCTCGGCGCGCGCTATCTGTTGTCCAAATACTGAACCGGTACGGCTAGTTAGCGGCTGACCTAGCCATACGTGCGCGAATAAATCAGGGTTAGCGTCGCGCATAGTTTCGCGCTCCTCGATAGTTTCTGGGCTTAATAGCTCCTCGATAGCGTCTGAGTTGATATGTAGTATATAAGCCGTGCCTCTGTCCTTATATCTGTCTACTACTAGCTCTTTAACTGGATCATGCTCGGTTAAGGGGTTATACGTCCATATAATCTGGCTGCCCTCTTTACGGATGGTAGGTATAAGGGTGTTGATAGAGTCGGCGCTAACGCTCTGAGCCTCCTCTACCCAGCACCAGTCCACGCCCTCGTATGACTTGATAGTCTGGCTATTATTATGTAGCCCCTTAAAATGTATCTCTGAGCCGGTGCGCTTATTGCGTAACTCTTTATCCAGTACTTGCCAGTCGTTTAGGTTATACTTGGCTACCAAATCGGCTAGGAGGGCTTTTACTGAGTCGTCCATAGAGTTCTGGAATTCGCGCGCACAAAGCCCTCTGAGGCGCTTCTGTGAGCCTAAAATAAGCCTTGATAGCGCCACTTGGGTACTCTTGCCACTACTACGACCGCCTTTATATATAATGTGCCGCCATGGCTTACTCGGCTGGAATAGCTCCTTGAACTGTTCCGGTATAACTAGCTCTAGTTTTTCACTACTTGCCATAACTTAGTTATCCCCCCTAGTAGTTGTCAATCTCTGCATCTTCTATCCTTTTCTTCGCTATCTCGTAGTAATCTTTATCTATCTCTATACCTATAAAGCTGCGGTCTAGTTGCTTAGCAGCTACGCCAGTAGTGCCACTGCCCATAAAGCAATCGAGTATAACCCCCCCCCGTAGGCTAGAATTGGTTACAAAGTTTTTTATTATCTCGAGCGGTTTTATTGTCGGGTGTCCGCCGTATTTCTTCTTATCTGCAACATTTGCTGGCGATACGTAGTATTTATGCTTTGTGTGATATGTGCCGTATAGTTTTACGCCACGTTGCCTAGCAAATACGCAGTACTCGGTATCGCTTAGGTAGGTATTATTACAGGTCGGGGTAGGGTTGGTCTTATGCCAGGTTAGAACCTCAATAGCGCAGCGCTTATCGTCGTAGTAATCTAGCAAAAATCTTAACTGTGCCTTGCTACACCAAACGTACGCGTTAATTTTATCTTGCACTCTACATAACTCGTCTAAGATAGAATAATCAAACCCAGAGGCTATAGCAGCGTAATTATCCCGCTGGGTCTTTTTGTTCGCAATTATACGCAGTCGCTCGGTTTCTTCGGTGCGCCCGGTGCGTTTTAACATGGCGTAATACTCTTGGTGGTACGATCGCTCTTTTGGGCCAAAAGCGCCGGCGCCCTTATTGTTATTAAATAGGTATGGCGGATCTATAATTACCAGGTCTACGCTATTATCTGGTATCTCTTTGATTTTCTCGTAACAGTCCGCGTTATATAGGCTTATTGTGCTTTCAGACATCTTCGCTCTTGCCTCTTGATAAACTTTAATAAATCTCGCCTTAGCATTGGGCTCTTAGTTTTCTTTAGAATCGCTTTCGCCTCTTGTACCGTCATCTTTACCACCTATAAGGTTATTTAATATCGCCATCAGCACATCTACCACGATGCTATTGCCGGCTTGCTTGTATAGCTGGCTATTAGATATGCCGGCGCTCTGGGCTTTCTTAAAATCTTCATCGCTAAAGCCCATAAGCCGCCAGCACTCTAGCGGTGTTAGTTTTCGTATCCTAAAATCTGGCATAACTACTCCTTTGTCGTTAAAACCTGTTAGTGTCTGCGCTGTCTGCGGTTGTACCGTTCCGCGCTTGTTGCCTATGTTGGTATAAACTCCGTCGTAGGGATAAGCTCTTAAATACCCCCCCCCTAGTGTTGTTTTTTACTAGAATAAATCGCGACATAATTATCTTTTTGTACGCTCGTTATCGTGTTAGTTAGCCCATCTTTTCTTGGCTCTAATCTCTGTATAGTTGGCGCTCCAGGCGTTCTATCTGATGGGTTATCTGGGTTGCGCCCTCTACTCGCCATAATTTTCGGCTCTCTGTTGCCGCCTTGAAGCCCACCTAGCCTAAGCGCATGATCTACCCCCCCCTCGTCGATAAAGTTGTCCGTCTTGCGGCCTCCGGCCTTGGTCGATATTGCGTGGGCTATCTTTTCTTTTTCGATTGGCTCGAACTTAAAACCGTTACCCTTAGCGCGTTCCTTTTCGGTCGACGCTACTAGACTGACCACTCGATCGTCTGATAGGTAGTACTTCTCGTCTACTTCGTTCTCTAGTACGTCTTTTAGCCTTTTCTCTAACGGAATTGGCGCTGGAAAGAAGTAGCCCTTATAAATATCTTTCCTAATAGATACAGTGAACACTCTCTCTCTGTTCTGAGGTATTCCATAGTCCTTAGCGTTCAATACTTGGTAGTTGTTGGCATAGCCTAGGTCATCCATAGTGCCTAGGTAAGCATCAAAGTTATGGCGATGCTTTGCGCTAAGTAGATTCTTTACGTTTTCCCATATTACATACTTAGGCTTTAGCTTTTCTACTATTCGCAAGGTTTCGTACATGAGGCTTGATCGTGTGCCACTATCTTTATCACCTCCAGCACCTTTGCCAGCCACGCTGAAGTCCTGGCATGGGCTACCGTGCATAATGAGGTCGCACTCTATATCTTTATCCCATTTAGTTATGTCTTGTGGCTCAAAATTGGTACCGTGAACAGCGTTAAAGCTCTTTACCGCGTACTTATCTATCTCTACCGCATCAACTATCTCATGCTCGATGCCTAAGTTAGTCAACGCTTTGCTGCAAGCTCCTATACCTGCAAATAGCTCTAAAACTCGTAACATCAAAACTCTACCTCCTCGACCTCTGGGCCGCCTAAATACTCGTCAATAATCTTTTTAGCCTCGTCAAAGCCGCACGCGAACTCTGCCTTATAGCCACGCAATGTTAAAGCGCCTAGCATTTCCCATTGTTCCTTTATATGCTCGCTGGCAAAATCGCCGTTGCGCTTTTGTAGCCTTGTGCCATCCTTTTTAAGCTCTAAATACATACCGTGGTATTTGCCCATAGGGTGCGCTATAAATAAGTCTGGGTAGCCTCGGCGCCATTGTAGCCTCTTGTGCTTTTTAGCCTGCCCAATAGATAGCTTTAGGTCAGCCGCTAAGTCAAAGCGATATATAACTTTTGGGTACTGATAGCGCATATAGTCGGCTATCTGCATATACATCTCATGCTCGGTCATCTCTTAACCCTATAATTAGTTTTCACCGTAAAATGTCTCGTATGCTATCTCAAACTGATTTTCTACGTTTACTGGATATTGTTTCTTGAACTTAGGCTCCAGCGTATCATCCACGCAGGGATCTTTTTTAGGTTCTATACCGCATAGGCTG